CTACCTACTTCTTGCCATACAGCTCCATTGTATCTAAAAACTAATATATCAGTTTTGCCATCTGTTGAAGTAAATGTTGGTGCAGTTGATGCTGCAAATTCAAAAACAGTATTAAATGCGATTGTGTGTGAACCATTGTAATTAATTTCTAAACAAATAAATGAACCTTCAGTATTATTTGTAGGTGCAGAGAATGTCGTATTTTCAGTTGTTAAATGATATGCGTTTGGTTTTGCTTGAGCATCCCAAGCTACTGCGTTAGATGATGAAGTTAATGCTTGTTGTGGAATGTAAGCAAGATCATTAAATTTAATTGTTCCTGTTCCTTTTGCTGTAAATTCTAAACCAACATTTGAATCATCTCCCGTTGCAGATAATATTGGATTGTTTCCTGTTGCCGCATTGGTGATTGTAAATTCATTAACTGCTGATCCTGTTTCTGAAAATTTTAATAATTCTAATGTGCCATCTCCAATAGCGTTACCATTAACATCTAATTGACCGCCTAATTGTGGAGTCGTGTCATTTACTATATCTTGAAGAGTTGCAATAGATTGAGTTGCGGCAGTTCCTAGTCCTAAATTAGTTCTAGCTGTACCAGCATTATTTAAGTCGGATAAATTATTTGCAGATGCTAAGAATGAAGAAGCATCTAAAGCTGCATCTTGCCAAGCAGATCCTGAATAAACTTTTAAAGTATTGCTTGTCGTATTAAAATATAAATCTCCAGCATTTAAAGAATCTCCATCGTTATCTACTGATGGATCAGAACTTTTTGCTCCAAGATAAGTATCATCAAAGTTGTCCGCACTCGCTGCCGCTTCTGCTGCACTGGTTGCTGCTGCCGTAGCGGAGTTTGCTGCGTTAGTTGCTTGAGTAGATGCTGTAGAAGCAGAGGTAGATGCGTTACTTGCTTGAGTCGTAGCAGTGGATGCTGAACTCGCTGCTGCTGTAGCAGATGATGCTGCCGCAGTTGCCGAAGCTGCTGCATTGGTTGCAGAAGTTGTGGCGCTTGCAGCATCTACCAATAAATCATACTTAGCAGAATTTGCGTTAGTCGTTAAAGGTTGTGAACCAGATGAAGTGTGTGCTGTGTTTACGATAAATATATTATTTGTAGAAGTATCTTTAACAATATCTCTGGCGTTATAATCTGTTGATGCTGACCAATTTCCAACGAATGTACCCAATTCTTGTGTAACTGAAATCTCTCCATTTCCATCAAAAGCTAAAATTTTATTTGCTCTATCACTTGCACCTACAGCAAACTCTGTAGATGTCATAGTATTGGTTCTTGATAATTTTATAGATCGATCTAACTCTTCTTGTACTTGTTGAAGAGTCATTGTTGCACGATCCAAACCCTCTTCGTGTGATTCCGCAGGGAATGGATCATTAGCGATATAATCAATCGCTTGTGTTTGCGGAACAGCTCTTCTAATAACTACAGTCTCTCCAGATGCAGGAATATTACCACTTGTAAAGGTAACAGATCCTCCATTAGCATCTCCAGCTCCAGAAACATTGTAGTGAGTTGTAATTGTTTTTACAGTCTCAGCACCTGTTGAGCTTCTGATTATGACTTGTAGATCAGAGTTCGCAAAAATCTTAAACGTATAGCTAAAAGCTGAAGTTGAGCCATCTCCTGAATATGAATTTTTAACTGTTGTAGATGATATTGTCATAATTAAAAACCTTTATATCAGTTACCTCTTCTTGGCAATATTTCTTTTCCACCAATAAAATCTCTACCTTCTCCTGGTAATCTTAATTCGTATTTTTCTTCTTGAGCTTGTTCAATTTTTCCAGATAAATTATACTCTTCTATCATTTCAAATTTAGCCTGTGTTTTAAAACGATTAAATACCTTATCAATTAATATCTCTTTTCCTCCGCTATTATTTTCATCACCCTCTTGTGCTGTTAAATAAATTTCTGATTGTATAAGATCAGATAAAGTTTGATATAAATTTATACCATTTATTTCTGTTTTTCCAATTCTTTCCATTAAATAATTGTAAGCTGATTGTCCATTTTTAACTTCTTTAGTTAAATCTATATTTTCAATTTTTTTATTAGGTGGTGATAATCTCCTTCTTAATCTCATAATCTCAACTCTAACAGGATCTTCTAAAACTTTTGATCTTCTTCCAACCATTAAAGGTCCTGTTGTAGTTACTAATGACATTACTCCCTCTGTTGGACTAAAATAAATTGATGTTGGATTTTTTGATACAGGCTCTCCTGTAAGAATATCTCTTCTTACCTCTAAATTTTCATCTTTATCTATAAAGGGAGCTTTTTTGATAATTTCATCTACAAAACCTCTTGCTTCAAAATCATCTTTTTCTGCTTCAATAATTCCAGGAACACCTTGTCCTACAAAAGCTTGATATGGTATTAAATTTCCTATAACCCGACCAGCGTATCTTTCGAATTTTTTAGGCTCATCACTTGATATTACTTCAATAGCATCGGCTAACCCTCTCATATATGCTTTATTTAAAATTCCTTTAGCAACAGAAGTTATCATTATAAAAATTATATTTTCTTTTTCAACATCATTTATGTTAGCTTCATTCTCAGCAACATCTCCTGCAACACCAAAAATATAAAAACGAGGGTCCATTCTGTTATACTGTTTATATACAACTGATCCATCTTTTTGTTTTTCTGCAATAGAATAAGGTTGCCATCCATTCGCTTCCCATTGTTTTCTAATACTGTAATCTTTTGGACCTTGACCAGTTACTCTTCTATAAATATTTCCGTCTTTATCAGTTATGTCTGATGTTGCTAAGTTATAAGCGTAAACTGCTGCAGCAGTACCAAAAATTTGTCTTCCTAAAACATCTGCTCTTGCTCTAGGATCTCCAGAGTTCCATGCATCTTTCATAGGTTTAGTAAATGCTCCCCAAACAGGAACACGAGTTTCAAATTGTCTCCACAAATTTGTAGGAGTTCTTATAAATGGAGTTATAAATCTAAGTGCAGGAACTCTTCTCATAAAATCTTGAGTAGCCATACCTATGTTTAATTGTCTTCCATCATTTAAACCATTAGTAAATGTTGCCTCTCTTGCATTTTGTAATGATTTAGCTGCCAAATCATTATCGATAACATTTGCTTTACCATTTTTATCAAAGCCATTATCAAATATTTTTTTTATGTTTGCTTTACCTTCTTTCGAGCCAACATCTAACCCAAGTTCTAAAGTGTTATTTACAGCTTCTGCATAAAGTCTGCCTCTATAATTAAATTGTTTAAAAATTTCATCACCCGTCATTAACAATCTTACTGGAAACTCTACAACTTTACCTATAAAATCAACTGCATTGCCTGCTCTTCCACTAATTTCTAAAGCATCTGCACTTATAGGTCTTACAGCTTTATTATTTATAATTTGTAAATTATCTTGTGTTCTTTGTAATGGATCAAGAACTGCATCACCCTGTCTAAAAGCAAGACTTATAGCTTTAAATGTATCTGATATTTGAAAAATCATACCTTGATATTGAGCAAAACCTAATCTTATTTGTCTAGTATCAGCACGAGCTGTTGCTCCTGCAATTACTTCTAATGGTTTATAAAAAAGCTCATAACTGTTAGATAAAATATTTATTGCTTGAGTATAAGTTCCACCAAGTAAACCATTTATAAAAAATGAATTAAATGCCTCAATATATTTAGAAAACTTGGACTTTGAAACTTCATTTATAACATCTTTTGGTTCCATTTTTTTAACTTTTTTTGCTAGAACTGCAGGATTCGCATTATAGTTTTTAAAAATATTAACTAATTTATCTATCTCTAAAATTTTTCCACCAGATCTAGTAACTTTTATTCTGCCTGCTTGTGTAACTCTTGCAGCACCTCTTATAATTTCTTTAGTTTTATAAAATGTTTCAGCTATAACCTGACCTCTTAAGGCAACATCTTCCTTTGCTTCTTTTGTCCATTTTGCAACATCATCTCCAAATTCATCTACATATTTGTTAGCTATTTTTACATAATCTGCTGCTAAATCTTGCAAAACTTGTTTTGTTGCTAATATTTTAACAACACCCTCTTTTGAATCTTTTTCTTTAAATACAGTTTTTAATACTTCATCTTTATCTCTTGATAAAATAGTTGCCAACTCTTCTGCAACTTGATTTTTTAAAACATCGTTTTCTAAATATTCTTTTGTTACATCATCAAAAGCATTATCAGCAACATTATCAATAGTTTGTAATACTTCTTCACCATTTTTAAAAGCTCCTGTATTTATAACTCTGCTTATCCAAAGCTCTGACGCTTCTTTAGCATTTTCTTTACTTGCTTTAATTTTTTTTAAAGCTTCTTTTAAATTTATAGATTTATGATTTTCAAATGCTGCTTTTTTTCTTCTTTTTGTATATTTTCCTTTTTGTACATCATCAATAACTTCTGATGTTTCTTTTTGAATTTTAGCTCTTTCATCAAGATTTTTTGTAGCTTTCATTTTTTTAAAACCTTTTATGCCATGCAAAATAGACCTAGCATAAGGAGTTACTTCTTTTATTGTTTTTGGTGTTCCTCTGACACCTCTTACAGCTACCTCAATCAAACCTCCTAAAAACATACCTTCTAAAACATTTTTTAATCTACCTTCCATTTCTGTATCATCTTCATCTGATGCAAGATATTGTGTAACTGCATTGTTAAATACTGGACTATCTAATTCAACTAACATATCAGATAATCTACCTTCGTTTGGATCAAACACTGTTAGATCTGCATAAGCTCCAGCAATAAAAGATCTTTTAACACTTCCAAGACGATTATATCCTTTTAAAAACTTAGCAGGTCCTGCAAATCCTGTTAGAAATCTAGTAATTCCCTCAGTTAATTGTCCTGCATTTGTTTTAGGTTGATGCCATTGAGGTAGATTTCTTTTTTTAGAATATTTTTGTTCTTTCCATTTTGAAGGAGTTACTAATTTAGGAATGAAATCCTTAAATGTTAGCTTACCATCGTTGTCTCCAAATTCTAATCCTCCAAGGGGAATAAAATTTTCCTCTAAAAAATCTCCTTGAGCTTCTATTGAATTAACAACTCCTTGAGGAATTGAGTTAGCCATATCTTCTAACTTAAACCAAAAATTAAAATCTTTTTCATCAGGTTGTGGATTTATACCAGGTTGAACAGGCTCTATCGGTTTTACTTCTTGTTCATTAAGTCCTATTATGTCTAAAACTTCTGATGATATTTTAGTCGTCATGTTATTTTTGAGCTTCTAATCTTTTTGATTGTTTTTCTAAAATAGGAATATAATCATTAAAAAAAGCATTAAGATCACCTACTCTTTGATCTTTCTTACCCTCAGTTTTTACAGTGGTTATATATCCATTTATTCTTGCAATTCTTTGATATCTTGCTTTTACTTCTGGATCTAATTTATTTTCAGATAATAATTTAAAATCTCTAAAAACTCTATTTTTTTCTGCTATTATATCAAATGTATCAGTATCAAATTCTCTTGCTTTTAATGCTTGTAAATTTTTATCTAAATATATATTTCTTAAACTAAAACTCATATTTCTTACAAAAGATTTTTTTTCTTCTAATGTAGCTGTTGGATTATTATCTAAAAAGTTTTTTAAAAGTTCGTCATACTCAGTTCCTAATTCAGTTGCAGCTCTTCTATCTGCTGGTGTTGGTGGAACACCTGATCCTTTAAATGTAATATTTTGTTGTAAATCTCTTTTAATTCCTGTTGAAAAAGTTAAAAATATTTTATTCTCTCCTTTACGATCTTGTGTATTATTATGTCTAGCCTCCTCAGTTAAAATTTTTTGCTCAAGAGTTGCAAACTTTGTAGCAAGATCTCCAACAATTATTTTACTGTTTCCCCTTTTAAAATTTTTTAATCTATTTAATAAAACTTTTGCCTGATCGAAATCAGCATTGTCATCTCCGACAACAGTTATAGCTTCAATATTATTTCTAAAAGCATTAAAAACACCAAGTCCAAAAACTCCATCAGGTAAAGTTTGTTTAGTGCCAAGTTCTTTATCTCTTCTATTTATAATCTCTTCACCATTTTTTCTTAAAGAAAAAGTACCTGCATCGCTAAATAAAAGTAAAGCATTAATTCTTTTTTTTTCATTTTCTAAATTAGTCTTACCAAGAATATGTTTTCTATTATAATTTTCTGCGTTTTGATTTAATTCTCTTATATATAAAACTTTCATTGCGTCATCTGCTGTTTTATATTTAGCTAATAATATATTTTGATCATTATTATAGGTAGTTAAATCTTGTTTCAAAAATTCTTTATGTGAGTTTTTTTTAATCGTGGCAATGTTTGTAATATTTAAAATTTCTAATCTTTTGTTTACAAGTTTTTTTATATTTTTACTTTTTATATTTGAAAGACGTTGTTCTACTATTGGTTTTATTTTTTCATTATATGTATTTACTGATAGTTCTTCTTCAGGATTTGTTCTAAGACCTTCAACTATTTTATCAGCATCGCCTGCTATATCTAAAGCAATTTTTCTTGATTGCAAATCTTGCTCTGCTGCTCTTTTTCTTGAATAATATTCTACTTCTCTTCTTAAATCATCTTGTATTCTAACAACTGTTGATTCTGCACCTGTTGCTCTTATATCTGTTTGTAAAGAAGGAGCTGCTCCTGTAACTTCTGTTCTTCTAATTCTTGTATCAAATGTAGGTATTTTTGGCATTATATATCATCCTCATAAGCTCTTAATAAAGAAGATCCAGCTCTAAACAAAGCCTCATTTCTTGCGGCACGACCTCTTTGTCTTTCTATAGATCCTCTTACTCTAGCAAAATTAGCTCTTTCTATTGCTCTTGATTCAGCAACAATAGAATTGTACCGCAAAACATCTTTTTGTATTTCACCTTGTCTAGTATTATAATTTAAAATATTTAATCCAGAACCTGACAACTCTACACCAGATTTATTTATACTTACTGTTGTTTGTCCAGCAAGTTGTAATAATTCTTGATCAAATCTTGCTATATCAAATTCATTTTTACTTCTTAAGGTTTCTGCTTCTTGTTCAGCAACTCTCGCATTTCTTTCTTGCACTTGCTGATTATATTTACCCATAGCAGAAGCTTGTCTAGCTGCTGCAACTGAACCTGCTGCTGCTATTACATTAGCCATTAAAATATCCTCGCATACATATACTGATCTGATCCATCAAATCCGTATCTTCTCATTAAACCTTCTTCTTTTAAACCTAACCACTTTGCAAATTTTTTTCCTACTGCAAAATCGCTTCTGATTGCAGTTTGAACTCTTTTTAAATTTTTTGCTTTAGCAGCTTTCTCAAAATTTTTTTTAATAGCTCTAGCTGTAATTATAGGATGCTTCCAAACATCCTCATTTGCCATCACCCAACCTTCGGCAACACCCTCCCATAACAATTTCATTCCTCCTGCAACAATAATTTTATCGTTGTATATTCCTGAAAAAGCTAATCCGTTCTCTTCTAATAACTTGCCATCCATGCTGTATTCTTTGTCTTTGTCCATTAAAATGTGATTCATTTGACTTGCCAAAATTAAACTCCTGTGTTTCCTCTCGTATGGTACTATATGTAGTATATTATCCATCATTTGTAACTAACCTTGGGTATAACGATAAAATCGTCAAAGGTAAAGGTTGAGTTTGTCTTACAAATATAAATCCATCAGTATCATAGTTGCCTCTAAATTCTACTTCTTTATCCCCAGTAAACACAGATATTCCCTTATCCATAGTATCAGCAGAACTTCTAAAAGGTATTCTTTCTAAGTTGGATAAGTCAGGTCCTATCTCAATACCTATAGATTCTAAAAGTCTTGCAGTAATTTCATAAACTCTTTTCGTTTTACCTTGCGATGTTCCGTTTTGAGAACCCGCATCTAATCTCATTGTTTGTAAAAGAGAAGTATAAGCTAAACCAACTTTAACATTTGTTGCAGAACGATCTAAAGTTATAGCACCTGAACTTACTGTTTTGTCAGGATGTGTTGCACCATTTGCTAATATTGAAACTGTTTGTCCTTCAAGATGATCAAGTCCAGATATAGATGTAGCTGCAGAACCACTATAACTTAATGCACTATCTAAAAAATTTAATGATGTATTATCTGTTTCATCAAAATCAAAAGTATTTAAAACTTCTACATATCTTTTTGTAGATCCATTAATAGTTCTTTTTACAATTACATAAACTTCATACTCAGTATCGTCTGTAGGAATAACGCCTACACTCTCACAAACTGCTTTACCCTCATCAGTTTTTGCTAATCTAGTGGCATCATCTAAAGATGTAATAGTAAGAAAACCTGTGGATATAGGTGTTGTTTCTGTAATCGTAACTGTATTACTACTAACTGTTGCTGTAAAATTACTATCTGCATCTATTAATGTTTTTAAATTTGTTGCTGTTTGATTGTTACTTGTTTCAGTATGAAACTTACCAGATACATCAGTCGTAGAAGATGTAAATGTTGTTTCTGTTCCGTCTGCTTTTGTTAAAATAATTCTTGTTCCATTTGCTATGTTTGCATAATCAGTAACTGTTATTGTTGCATTACCAAATCTGCCGCCAAAAATATGTCTATGCCAACCTACAACTTTTTGCTCTCTTTGATAAGTTAAAGCTATAAGCTCTCCATCACCTCTTACCATCCAAGCAAGCTGATTAGGCTCTTGTTGGTAAGCCATTTGAGTTATACCATCTTCAGTAATATGTTCTGCAAGTATAGTCATGTCAGGTGCTAGATAACCATCAACATCAAAGTTATATGCAAGCTCTCTAATTTTTCTTTTTGCTCTTTGTAAAAACAAAGTTGCATTACCTACAGATATTGCATCAACATTTGCCGATCCATGATTAGATTGTTTTTTAATTAAAATATTTGTTGGTGTGATTGCAACATCTGTGCCACCTCCTGATACAGTAAACTCACCACCTGCCGTTCCAATAATTAGTGTTCTTGTTGCAGTCATAAATCTAATAGCATTAACTTGGTTAGATGCAATCGTGTAAATAATAGCATCACTGTCTGCTATTGTTCCTCCAATATTTGCATCCATGTTTTCATAATCACCTGATTTAGAAAAAAATATTGTTTGAGGTTGCTCTGAAGTTCCTGCAAATACTAATCTTTGTTCAAAGAAAGTTACGCAAGAAGGATGACCTGTAGTATCTGAAAAAGCACCTAGTCTCCAATTTGCTGTAGCACTTGCACTATCTAAAGCTGTTATAATTGTGATTGTTGCATTTGTTGTATCTGCAACAGCAGTTATTTTTGCATAACCTGAGTTTAAAAAAACAAACCTGCCAACATCAGTAGATTGAAAACCAGAGCCGCCATTGATACCTGTAACTGCAGAGGCGACTAAAGCTACACCTGTACCTACTCCTGCTTGACCAGGATTTAGTGTTGTATCTGTAGTATTAAGATCCTGCATTGGTCCTTTTGTAAAATCAACATCTGTCAAAGTCCAAGCGGTATGTGAAGTTCTGGATAATTTTTCTACTTCGTGATTTGGATGAGTGATGTACATAACGTCAGCACTTTGAGCAAATTTTAAATCAAACAACTCAGCTTCTAAATAAGGTGTAGATATTTCCACAGCAGATCCACTATCTAATACTTGTCCCTTATCTTTGTATATTCTTATATACTGATTTCCAAACTCAAGCATATAAGTTTGAGTTGTAGAAAATTCAAAAGGAATAAGTCTTGTTTTTTTTGTGCTATCTTTTACTTCTGAAATAAATGTTGTTCCTGGTCTTCTTACAACTGAGCCATGTGGATACACGACAAAGTTTTCTAATCTTTTGCAAGCTGAAGAATATTTAGCTAAATCATTACGACCATCTAGTCTAGGTGAAAACTCACCTGCTGTGAAGTCAGTCAGTTGAACAGCAACTCTAGCCATTTTAGAACCTCGAACTTAAAAAATCATTTGCATCTACAACATCTGCCATACCGTCTTCTTGAGAAGTGTTTTGACCTTCTGTTGCATCAACAAATCTAGCATCCTTTAGTTTAGTTTGATAAAGATTATACATATTTTGTGCTACTGGATTTGATGATGTAACTGCGTAAGCTATGTCTGCTGCTAGTGCAGACGATATTGTTTCTCTTAATAACTCATCGTATTCATTAGGATCTTCAATCCTTGCAACATATAAAATTTTCATAGATGAATTATTTGTAAGTATTTTTCTACCCTCTACTTTATGATTTGAATCATAATCTAATATTCTTAAGAGCCTTAAACAGTCTGCTGGTAATGTATAAGCAGATGTAAATCCCCAAGCTGGAGCAGTTGTATCTGCAGCGAGTTGAACTCTTTTTTGTAAACAATTCCAAGGGTGTGATCTGAAAAGTGAATCTCTTACTTGCGTATATCTAGCATTACATAGTCTAGCATTTTTTGAATCCTCAGTTAAAGAAAGTATCGTTGATGCTCCCAACTGATTCAATGCTCCGTTACAAATGTCCACTACTGATGCCATAAGTTCTTATAAAATAGTTTTAAAAAAAAAGATAGAGGGGAAATATCCCCTCTATCTCGTAGAATGATTAATCTACTACGTATTCGATGATAAAACTTAAATCACCAGCAGTATCACCTGCTGCATCAAAAAGTAAACCAATGTAGTAATAACCACCTGGGTCAGAAGATTGTCCAGCATCTTCCCAGACTTTCTGTCCCATTTTGTTTATGTTTCTAGCTTCAAATGCTACTTCAGTTCCTGTTGTAACAGCCGCTCTTAGGTCTGTTATTGCAGAAGCATACGCATCGTCATCTACTGCAGCTATTGCTGTAGTATATAAGCCGACATCGCAAGTATTAGTAGTACCAGAATCTAAATCATCGTTAAATAATTTGATTGAGGTTACACTCGCATTTGTTGGTATCGGAGCTAACATTACAGTATCAGTTGCTGATAAATCACCAGCAGCTAAAGCGATAGTACCTTGAGCAACACGTTTTACACCATGTAACTGTTGGCTATCGTTTTTTACCATAGGAGTAGCTACGAAGTTTGTTACTAAGTCAGTATTTACATTCGCCATAATTTCCTCCTATTACGATTCTGTAGCTTGGACTTCCACTACTTTGTCTTCTTCCATTCTTGTAGCACCGAAAGTTGCACAGTAATAAACTTGAGTAGCATACGATTTGTCGCTTCTCTCATCTATTCTAGCGGTAACGTCTTTACCTACGGCAAGAGCAATACCATCTTGTGCATAAGCGATACAAGATCTAGTTGTTCCATCTAGTGATAGTCTGTTTGATACAATAAAATTAAAACCAAGGAACGAGTTGATTTCACCATTTGCCAATGCTTTGACAGTGTTGAAATCTGAGCTAGTTACCTCAGTTGTCCCTAATAGATCAGTGATCTGTTTTGGTCCTACAATAATATATCTTGGGATTGAAGGATCAACACTGTTTAAATCAAGAGTCTGTTTTGCAGTTCTTAATTTAGCAATAGTTAAACCCGCAGATCCGTGTGCGATTGTATTCGCATTTGATGTACTTGTAGAGCCTGTTTCACCAGTGAACGCAGTTCCTAGTGCAGCAGATATGATCACATCATCCATAGCTCTA